CTGAAAATTTGCATATAGTTCCCTCTGCAACAGAATGCATCCTTGTGTCAACCAGAGCAACAGTAGCACCACCCCTACAGGATTCCGGTACGTTCCATACACCAGAAACCACAACGCCCAACAATGTGACATAAAGGTGTTTTGTAAGATCAACACCACGCAACAACTTGACAGGCACGAGGGATTCATAGCTCTGAGCTTTAACTACACTGAAGTCAGTTATAGATAAATACTTAAGAATGGAAAAATAGTTAGGGAGCAACTTATCGACCCAAGAGATTTTGACAAACTTCTCAGGTTTCAACGAGTTCTCGACTGACACCTTACTTAGAGACATCTATGTAAAGACTACGGAAAAGGCGCTTATCACTCAAATACTTACACAAACAATTAATTACAAAACTGCAACCCCCAGCATTAGGAAATAATTCGTGGATTGCATCGTCGAGTAAATGGAAATAAGCACCATTAAACAAACTATGAGCAACGTCGAGGAGAGATATGCGAAACTCCTCAACATGCTCATACCCTACAAGACTCTTATTACCTAATTTACTAATTAATTTTAAAGGGTCAGGGTAAACAATACAGCCGTTGGCATGGTGAATTATATACTTCCCACAGAAGTAACCATACTTCTTTCGGAAAAGTTTCGCCTCGAAATTCCAAACAAGGTTGGCAGTAGCCTGTATATCAGGATACTCCAAGCCCTTAGGAAGGTAGATCAGCGAATCATCACCACAAAAACTAGCTTTAAAACACTTATCTAACGGCAACATACTAGCTACACACGCTGCGATAATAAAGGTATTACCTATAAAAGTAGTTACATCACCAGACTTCCGTTGATAATAAATGAGCGTCTTTATCCCGGCTTGGAAATCTTGCAGTATAGTTCTTTTATGACCCATAGACCACATCCAAGCCAAAATATCGTCCAGCCCCAATTTTTCCCAAATTGCCATCTCAATAGAGAAATGGAAATCGGATTGCGACTTGTCATATTTAGAAACATCAAGCTCAAGAATCTCATAATCTGAATGGGAAGAGAGATCTGAGAAAAATTCCTGCAGATCTTCTGGTTTTTTCCTAGTGTAAAAGAAAAACTTGGAACTATCTACCATGCTAAGAAACTTGGTGGTCAAATACTTGAAAACCGGACCAAAAACTGCATTTACCACTTTAGGGTGATAAACAATAGTTTGCAAGGCCGGATATTCAGACTGAATCGAAGTATCTAACCGACTCTTGGGTTGCCTCTTAATCATATGCATATAAGTATCGAAGGCAGGCAAATCTATGAAATTGAAATTAGCTAACTGGCCAACCGCTGAGGTTGGCTGACACGAAAACCAATCAGAAAAACTTTGAATGGAACTAGCCCTAACACAGTCTAAGTGATCAAGCAAAACCTCATCCCTAACAAAAGAAGAAAAGAAGTTATCTACTATAGAAATCGACATGTTAGTTATATCTACGGTCCCAGCTAGATCAGGAGTATTCATATTCCTCTTTATCATAGCTACAAGATTCTCAAGAAGACCCGGAATGCGCGGCCTTTCACAGGCCGTACGCAAAACGGGGATCAGAAAATTCTGCGCTTCACTCTTAATCAAAGCGGGTACCGGATCTAAATTACTTAAGGTTAGCCTACAAGGTTGTAAGTTAAATTCGTTGTCCCTCAACCGCATGGTTACGGCATCGAAATCATTCAGTACGAAGGAATTCCCAGGAAGGCATCTATCATAGAACTCCTGCATGTCTGTATAAAACCCCGTTTTACTGACAGGGAGGAAAATATTACGATGGACATACAGAGAGTTCTGCATTAATTGCTATTTGGTAGGCACAGTGGTAGCAAACATGGTCAAGATCGACTGATCGACCTTTTCCACATCCGCTATTATACTTGTAACTGCATCGAACACAACGGTATAATACACCATTGCCTTAGTGTGCCTAGTTAAGGCCACTAGTACATGTGGTGAATCACGGGCAATTAAACCTATTGGAGTCGGGGTGGCACGCACAACTGCCGTCTCCTCAAAGGTTTCTCCCTGAATTTCATGCACGGTATTCACATCATTGTACCCACTCTTGATCAAGGACTGCTTATCAGATTGAGTAAACGTTATTATCTTTCCTTTGATCTTTGTCAACTCAGGCCTCAGAATACCAGCCCCTGACACTTTAATTGCCTTCACAGAATGTACAACCGGACTAGTAGTAGCGACAGCGGCTTTATAGATAGTATTAAGAAAACTAGTGACATCTCTAGGACACCTATGGGTGACATACCTACGCTCTACATTATCGACTATTAAAGTTCTTAACTCCTTAGGATAATCAAAATTCATGACTCTATTTATAAACGGGATTTGCTTAGCATCACCAAAGATGAAGGCTTTTTTACAACCTGAGATCTTTAACGCAAAATTAAGTAATCCCGTATGGACCATCAGACCCTCGTCAACATAAACAGCGTCAAACTTAAAGATTTTCTTATTCATCACAAAAGAATCGAAAGTTCTGACGTTGTCACTGGTTGCCACAGGTGACTTGTGCAGGGCGCAGGCTCTCCGCCTGATCATAGCAGCCGCCTCCCTCCCGGGAGTCAATACTAGATCAGTTTTCCAATTGACCCTCGCTATAATCTCGGCGGTCTTTCCACAACCCGGCACTCCGTCAACTAATGTTATGTGAACCCCGGGGTCGACTATTGCTTCCTTATTTAGAACCTCTAAACTACGAATTACACTATAGACTTTGGTCTCAGAACAGACAGCAAATCGCTTCCAGTTTTTCTTATCAATTATAGGAGAACCAGATTCGTCATATGAAAGGAAGATTATGCGAGTGGTATCATCACTTGCCAGAACCACGGCCCATGCGTGCTTCTTCTCGGCTGGTAACAATAACCACTTGCACTTTTCGCAGTCATACAACCCGAACGTTTGCATACTCTCCTCAGTACCGTTCCAATCGCTCCGCACAATTCTCTCCAGATTACCCAGCGTAGAACCAAGAGAGGCCGATAAGTAATCAATATAATTCTTCATTTGCCTCTCTCGAATGGTCCCAGTGTAAACGACTGGAGTGATAGTCTTCTTCAACTTTAGATCGCTCACCTTAAAGAAATTCATGTTTGATAACCTCAAGTCGTCTTCCTCATCAAGCGGCTTCGAAAATTGGGGTTTCCTCACACAGATCCCCGACAACGGTAAGATAGCCTTACCCTTCTCTGCCCAGGTGGCAGGTAAAGTCATCGAGGTTCCGACTTTGTACTCGACCAGAGCCCCTTTATTGTTACCATATTTAGCATCAGCCCATCTCGCCATCTCAGGGGACATGTAAGAATGACTCTTGTCCGCCATCAACACTATATCCTCCATATCTTCAGTTACATCCATATCTTCACATGTATCTACAGAGGTATTGGATAACGCAACAGAAGCGCCCATCTCAGGAGAGAGCGTGCCCAGACCCGTTACTGTTACCCCAGCCTTCTGCGAAAAAATAGCTTCGATAACATGGCCAATTAGCATAGGATTAACATTCAGTTCCTTGCAAAATTCTTGGAATTTCTCTACATCAAATTCGACTCCACTGTAATTGTTTCTTATCTCATCGATTTTCTTGAATAAATCGTCACCGGAAGCGAGCAACTCAGAGACACTCTCTCTCTCGATCTTTGCATCTGCCTCGTACATCCCTTCAAGATAATCCGAAAAGGTCATAAACGGTTCAGGTAGCAATACTTTCAGTTCGTCGCTAGAGGTGTCAAACCAGCCGGTTTGAACTAGAGCATCATAGACGCAATCACCTAGTCCTTCTACGGCAGATTTAAGACTGTCTGCGAACCTCCGAAGCAAACCCCTCGCCTCGATTACAACTTTATCAGACATTAACTCGATCTGTACTTTCCTAACCTTCACGAGAAGGAATATCGAGAACGAGATATCAGTGAGCTGATCAACCGGTACGTTCCACTCTGATTTCACGGAAACTCCG